CATGATTTCAGATTTCCGGTCAAATTTAAGCGCATAACCTTCGATGACAGTTGGATGTTTCTCATCCCCATCACGAATTTGCATGGGTGTCGCTGTCATTCGCAGTTCCTTTGTCATTAGCATCACCTCCCTTCAATTGCGATGTGTGTTCAGCCTGATAAGCTTCCTTTTGATCAAGAAATACTGTGTTAAGTGTCGACTGAATACGATCCATGTTCGGGTCTTTTAACGGTTTCTTTCCAAGCTCCGCACGTCCCTCGTTTCCAGTCCACAGTCCGCCATTAACTGCTGTATTGACGTCAGCAATCGGCAATCCGTTTACTGATTTTGTGTCAAATCCTATGCAATATTGGTGCCGTTGCGCGTCATCAAGCAGCTTTAGTTCAAACTCACTTGTAATCGGTTCAAAGTAAAATGGAAGATCATTGCGAATATAGTCATCAGCAAGCTGCTTAACTGACTGATTGGGACTATTTTGGGCTAATCGATACGCTGGCACCCGTAAAGCCTTCGCAATCTGCGCTGTTGAATAGTTATTGCTGTTAATCAGATTAAGAACGTTGGTATCAACTTCCAACGGCTGATAATCCATCGTCGCGTCAACTATAATTGGCGATCCAGCATCAGCACCTGCCTGTGCCCTTTCAAAATCTTCACGAATCTTCTGGCGTGCTTCGGCAGATAGGCGGCTCTCTTTTGCTTTGATAATTGAGCCTTTCAATCCGCTCTTGAAGAACTTTTGAAGCGTGGAAACACCGGATTCTTGAAGTCCAATCTCATCACCTAAGGAAAGTAGCGGCGAGCGGCCCATGATGGTGTCATATGAAAAGAACTTCCAATGAATAACATCCTCAAAACTGCAAACTTTTTGAACACTTGCGTTGTATGGTGTGAATCGATAGACAAGATTCTCGGGATCGCTTGTGTCCACCTGCGTCTGTGATGGGGCATAGAACTCAAACATAGCTGGTTCGTTAGTTATCGGATCGCGCACAATACGCGAATAAGCATTTCCAGTCAAAATTGCGTTGACCATCATGGAAAATTTCCACTGATAAGCCGACAGCCGCTTATTCACTTTGGTGTTCATCAGATAATCAATGTCAGACAAGTCTATCACTTCATCGGTTGAGCTGTCAGTAATCACTAACGGGAACCGGCTGACGTCACCAGCGACAATTGATACTGCTGTTAGCACATCAGAGTTGCGTAACGCTGAAATCCCAAGATAAGCCCCACGAAATGACGGAATCACCCCTGAATCAAGCAAATTATCAGCCCAATGGGGATCTGCTTCTGTTGCAAGTCCTCGAAATAGCTTCATTCAATCACCTCCCTTCGTTATCAGGAAGCAACAGAATAAAGGCGAGAACAAACAACAATCCGCCGCAAACCATGAATCCAGTAGGCCTATTGATCAAAAAAGCCCCATATCCAGCTAAAATGAAGCCTAAAACAGTGGCAATTCCAGCCATATTTGCGCCAAGAATTCTAAAAAAGTTAGCTAGTTTTCCATTCACGTTCTCACCTCCTAGAAGCCAAAATCATCGCTGAAGACACGCTCATCGTCCAAGTAGTTGTCCAAGTCTTCCTTGAACGCGATGGCATAAGCATCAAGCGTGGCATCAATCATGTCTATTTTGTTAGCATACTTATTCTTATTAATACGGACGCCGTTGTTGTCAGACATTAGAACCGCGTTCATTGCGGCGGCCTGCATAATGCGATTATCTGAATGCTTTATGCGACCGCCTATAACATCATCGCGGAACTGCTTAGTTGGCATTGACAGTGTCAGCGTTCCTTGTCGTACCTGTACCATCGGCCACTCAGGATGATTCTTCTCAATTGCCGTTAGCATTGGCCCAAATTGATAAGGGTCGTACATGATACCTTGAATGTCTAAGTCATTACGTTCAATGAAGTCTTCGAGCCATTCATATACCCGATCGTTGTCGATGATACCTGACTCTAAGCTGCTGATCTCTCCTTCGCCGTGTTGTTCAGCAGCCAAGTAGTCAATCCGATCCGTCTTGATTTTGTTATCAATTCCGCCTTTAGAAGCGACAAATGCATAACCATCGAGCCACCACCAGCCTTCTTGCGGGATTAACCAAGTAATGGCAAAAAGGTCGCTTGTACGACCAACATCAATACCAATCCAAGCTCTTTTGCCGCGAATATCAGGCTTTTCACTCAATTCAGCATCCTTCCAAGCATCGAAGTCTAAATAACTATCTTCAGTCGCTTGCCGCCAAATGTTGAAATTCTTGACCAGTTTTGCATTTAAACTGCCATCACCACGTGCTTGAGATAGCTTTGTGGTCAAATAGTCGGTGATCTGATCATGCACAATATCAACGTCAAGTAGCGGATTCGATTTAATCCAAGAATTGGGGTCATCAACCTCTTGTACGTTGTCTTGTTCAGCAATGAATGCAAAATAGCGTTCTGCCGTTTCTTCACCCGACAACACCTTTTTGGCATATGGATAATTTTGTTTAAACATCGGCACATTCATGTCGAATCCAGCCGTTGAAATGATGAACGTCAGATAACTAGGCAGTAACACCTGCCCTGAGGCAAGGGTTTCAATCATATCTGTTGTTTTAGCGTTGGCATATTCGTCAACCACCGCAACATGGGGTTCATAGCCATCGACAAGTCCTGTATCACGAGAGAATGAACGAATTGTTGACCCGTCGTCTAAATTGACAAGTTCATCTCGCGTAATCTTAACCATTCGTTTGATACCAGGGTCTTTCCGCATGAGTGCACGTAGTCGGTCTTTGACCATTCCGAATACAATGCCAGCCTGCTTGCGATCATTAGCAGCGGTATATAATTGCCGTTTGTTGGCTGGATTCTTTCCAAAAAGGAATTCGTAAAGGATGACACCCGAAATTAAAAGCGACTTACCGTTTTTTCGTGCCATCGAAATGAACACATCGGTAAATCGCCTTATATTTGAATCATCTTTATCAACCCAGCCATATATACTGCCAATAATGAATTTTTGAAACGGTGCTAATGGTTGTGGTTTCCCACTTTTTGGTTCTGGCAGAATCTCCATAAATTTAACAGCTTTTCCCGCTAGATTTGGATCATATCGCCATCGCCAATCTGTTCGTTTCAAGTCTTCTTGATGCCGTTTCACCGCGAGATTAACTGCCTTAGAAGTAATAAGACGACCGTCTAGCACACGTTTTATGAAATTAGGCATTGGATCCTTAAATTTTGACAATCAGCATCACCTCCATCACAGTCAGCCAAAAGTATCAATGATTGAATCATTCTTCTGTGCTTCAGTCTTAGGCATATTCATTTGCATCCGACTGTTAACATTCAACCCTAGATCACTCGCGAGGCTCTTAATGCTTGCGGTGGCCTTATTCAAGGTGCTAATGTACGCATAATATTCATCTTGATCTCCATTCTTTAAAGCCAATTTCATGTTGACCGATGTGTTTTTGTAAACCGAATACCATGTACAATAGTTTTCCAACTCGGCGCGATCGAGATTTCTAAGTGGTAAGGTCCCCAAAGATTCGATAATTCGCTTGTATTCTTGTTTTGCGACTGGGTCAAGATGATTAGGCGGTGTTACCTGAAGTTTTGGAATGCCATCTTTGGCCATTAATTCCGCATGTAGCTTGGCTTCTTGCCGTTCTTTGGTCAAATCACCCTTAGACATTTGCAACACTTTGTATTTTCCAGCCATTTCCCACTTCACCTCCTAATATCTATATAAAATGGGCTGAGTTTACCCCTGCCGCCTTAAAAATCGTTACAATTTGGGGTGCAAAAAAGAGGTCGATCGTTCTTCCGTCCCCATCCAGGTAACCCCCGATAAAAATGGAAGGGGGGTCTAGCCGTTTCCAGCCCGTGTAGTCGCCCGATAAATTATCGAAAATTTGTTTTTTAATTTTTTATTTTCTTGAATTTTGCAAATTTGTTTTCTGATTTCATTTCGTCAAGTTTGTTCATCACTTTGATGAGTTGACTCACATCTCGACCTTGCTTAGACAGTCTCTGCATGCATGTGTCTCGATCAGTGTCAATGAGTATGTGTTCGACATCTCGACTAGCAAGCAACGAGTCTAGCTTCTCATCTGGATATGTCATGACTAACCACACATGGTCGAAGGTCTGCTCTGCTTTAAGCTTCCGCAGTATCAGCTCATAGATTAGCTGCACATAATCATTGGCGTCTATATTGCCCTGATGTAATGGCAGGCCTGTTAACGCCGTCATGAGATGGTCATAATCATAGACGAGGTCATGCTGTCCTTGATGCCGCTTGACGTATGTTGACTTGCCACTTGCTGGATAGCCAACGATTACTGTAATCTTCATGGCTCGATGTTGTCCCTTCTTACGCTTGGTTGTCTCACGTCTCGTCTTCCAGTAGTGGCAGTCCCTGCATAAAGCCTGCAGGTTATCCGCATTCGTGCGGTCTTCCCAGTCATCTTCGCTTGGAACAATATGATCAACTAATGAGGCTTGCATACCACAGCGTTGGCATAAACTGTTGTCTCTAATCAATATCTGCTCACGCAGCTGCTTCCATTCATTACTGTGATAGAACTTAAGGTAGTCCGACTGCTGCTCATTCCGCACACGGTTGTACTGCCTATCCGCCTCCGATCTAACACGAGCATTGGCATCAACCAATTGCGGTCTGCCATTTATAAAGGTGAGCTTCTTACTTGGCATGGGCATCTCCCGTATACGATGTGTTAGTCATGCCCATCACTCCTCATGTAATCCGATGACGATTGCCAATCCGATAAGCAGTGTTACCACAGTAATCATAACTATTAGCGGCATGAATACTAGCAGCCAACTCCATGCAATCAAGCCGAATAGCTTAGCCAGCACGAATATTAGTGTGAGCAGTAATAAAAAATTGTACATGCTAAATTGCCTCCGTGTATTGTTTGATCTTGTCAACCCGCAAGTCGCACCATGTTTCGTGGGTACCGTTCGCTTTATATACCGTTACGACTGGTAACGATTGATAGCCTAGCTTGCGGAACCGCTCGTAGTCGTCCGCGTCTGCTGTGATGGTTGACACCGGCATGACTCGTGACAGCTTGGCCAGTGTATGACGACACTTTTGACAGTGCGGCTTTGTGTAGATGATTGCCTGCATGCGTTTCTCTTCTCTCGACAACTCTTCAATAATCGCTTGTTCTGTGCGGCTAACATAGCCGTAACTGACTCTTTTCATACCTGACATGACTTACACCGCCAACTCGAATGAAAAGCCGCGGTGAGTTTTTTGTCTGCCATGGAGACAATCAGATACCGAGCAGACTTTCAGCCCAATAATCTCAGCGGCTTTTCTCGCACTGTCGAAGTAGTAACGATGTCCCGAGTCAGTAATGACATAAATTGCTTGCTCGTTCGCCTTTGCCGCGCGCTCGTTGCGAGTGCCGTAATTGGTGTTATATGACGCTGTACACCACTCAAGATTTTCAACTAGGTTGTTGCCTTTGTCCTCGTCTTTGTGATTTACCTGAGGTAGATTGTCTGGGTTAGGTATGAACGTCTCAGCCACCAAGCGGTGAACTGATTTAACTTCCATGTTTCTGTCCCGATATAAATTGACCTTGCAGTACCCGCTTCTATTTGGAAAGCTGGTGAGTACCCTTTCCTTTACGGGGTGCCCGTTCGAGTCTATGCGTTCCAAGCTCTTCACTCGGCCTAGGCTTGACACCTGATACAAGCCCTCATATCCAACAATATTTTTCCAGATTTCCTTGTCGCTCATGATAATCACCCCTTAAACGTAATAAACTGCTGTCGTATTGTGATCCGAATATTCAACCAGTTCAAAAGTTTTATGTGATACAACGCCCAAGTCATCTGTCCAGCGGTCTGTCGGTTTCCTCGTTGAAACTTGCCGTTGAATGAACCCACCAAGGTCACGAGACATTTCGCTATGCATGTGGCCAGTAAATAATTCGCGGTTCTGTGCCGTTCCAAGCATGAAACCGTATGCGTCTAAAAATTTTGCAAGGTAGTTGTTCTTGCCCTTGTCTCCGTGAGTGGCGCCAATGAAGTTATGGCCTAACATTGTGCCTTTGTAATGCTTAAGTGATATGTCCCAAGTGATGTTTGGCTGGTTGCTGTAGGCACGTTTCAATAGACGTGCAAACATATATCCAACTGACGGGTCGTGGTTACCTGGCGCATACATGACCTCACACTCATTGGCATTCTTAATGATTGCTTCAATCAGTGTCTCGAAGTATTGCTCCATTTCGTTCACAGTCTCGCCTAGGTCAGTTGTTTCGAGCTGTGTGCCCTTTGCTGTGGTCGAGTTGATATTGTCCACGTGAGCTAGATCACCGCCCAGAATAAGCAATATTTTGGCGTAGTGGCCGCGTTGAATGATCTCTAGCTGACGTTTCAGTGATTCGGCATAGATATCAAACGTGTGGCCATTGAAATGTGTATCAAAAGCAGGAATGACCAAATAGCGATCTGATTCCACAAAAATAGGAGCCTTAGCTTGATACGGCTCCTTGTGTGTGATGATGTCATTCATCAATGATTCATATTGTTCTGCTTCAACTAGCGGCCTGATTTGTATCTTGCTTTGATACAATGTCGCTTCAGGCGTCTGCTTCCAAAAATTGCTTGTGGCACGTACAAGCTCCCACTTGGTGTAATCATACCCGTGAGCTTCCAAAACCTCTCTAGGCGTCATTTTATGTCCCCTGACAACCTTTAGAATAGTTTCACTGGATTGTGTTCCGTCTGAATCGTATTCATTCTTGACTGGTTTTTGGAACTCGATACCAAGCCGTCTTGCTTTACCTTGCAACGCGTCGTAGCTAATCCCGAGTTTGTCAGCCGTCTCGCGTCTGGTAAAGCCTTCAGAGGCGAGCTTCCTAATGCCACTGATTTGTTCATCTGTCCATTGCATCTACTCGCCTCCTGAAATATAATAGCCGTGAGCCACATGTGACCATGGTGCTCTTTTCATTTTTATTCCTCAGGCTCTCGGATTCGGCCCGAGAGCTTTTTTGTTGCTTAAAAAATTTCGATGAGTTAGAATTAAATTGTTCCCAACAGATACTCATTTTCACTCCTTTGTAATACCCTTTCTTTAGGCTCTCGGTCCCCCAACCGAGGGCTTTTTTAGTATCCTTATACACGGGATGTGCTATTATGTAGCCATGAGCAGTGGCCTTTCTCCTCCAAGTCAACCGCTGCTGCTCACACAAGTATTTCATTTTTTCATTCTTTTGGCTCTTGTACTGGTCTCTGAGAGCTTTTTTGTTGCACTTTGTATAAGCCTATATGATAATTGATGTTAAAAGGAGGTAATATCTATGAGTTTAGATGGTAAAGTCGACAGCACCAAGGACAAGATCTCCGGTAAAGCTAAAGAAGTTGAAGGCAAAGTAACGGGTGATAAGGCTCGTGAAACACAGGGCAAAGCAGAAGGAATACTTGGCAAGGCCAAGGAAAAGCTTGATGATGCCAAAGATGCTGTTAAAGATACAGTAGATGATGTGAAAAACAAGCTCAGCACAGATAAGAAAGACTAATTAACTGGCCGGCAAACTGCCGGCTTTTTTGCTGCCTTTTTAAACCTGTACAAATCCGGTATAAGAGTTTTACAGGTTTGATAAACTCAATTGTTATACTAGTCGTGCAAGGTCGGTCCGCCTTGCAATCACACTTACCCCCATACATGCCTTCAGTTCTGGGGAGCTGGAGGCTTTTTTGTTGCACAAAAATAGCACCTCACCGTTTGGCGGAGTGCTTTAGTAAATAAAAAGATGCCAAAGCGTCATATTAGCTCTCTTGGTTTGTAGCACTAGATTTCGAAACGGCTGCCTTAAGCATATTCCCAGCATCGGTCGGACGTTCAGCATAAATTAACTCTGAAGGATTATTGGGATTAGCGTATGGTGGATTCAGCGTTCCCGAAATAAATTCAGCTAACTTATTTGATTCTAAATCAACGATTGCCATCTGGATGCTTGTCTTCTCAATGTTAGAAAAAACTGGTACTTTGCTAAATGCGGTTGCTACCCATCCAGTATTGTCTCCCTGCACTCTACCATCTACAGCAATGAATGCTTTTGGTCCTGGAACTAACGGCCAATGGTCTGAATTCCGAAGCAGAGTTAGAGCTAGCGGAGAACTTCTGTCTATTAAATTCAAAATGCTCTTGTTCTTAGAAAAAGTGCTTCCCCAATCTTTTTCATTTGCAAGATTACCCAGATAATCAGACATAATATCTAACATATCATCATCTGATGGAGCATCTGACAGTAGGGAGACTATTTTCGAATAGATACTCAGTCCGTACGGATTTGTGAGGAGAGAACTCAACCTGTGAAGGCCCTGCTCTTGATCATCGGTCTTTTGTAGATATTCTGCCAAAAGCAAAGTCTTCTTCATGTCATCCAAACGGTCTTTTAAATGATCCCCCGTATCCACAAGATCAAGGATCAGATCTCCCCATTTGCCGTTTAAGACGTCTACCGCCAGCTGCTTTCCTTTCGACTTGGCAGTATCGACCACTGCTGACCTCACATCCTTACTATCAAGCTTTTTCTGCTCTATTCTCTTATCCAAGCTCATTTTCTCAGCATGCAAAAGATATTCTGGATGCTCAATCATGGCCCGAATTTCCGCTTTCTTGTCCATTTCGTATCACCTCACAAAAATAGTACCCCAGCATGAACTGGAATACTACATTGAGGTGATTAAGTGAGCACTGCGCAGCCGTTTTCCGCCGGCCAATCTGGTGCACGTTTGATAGCGCAATGTGGCATGCGGGAATCGAACCCGCCTGACTATCTCAGCCAGTCCTCATTGCCACGCCTTGCCACAGCTTTATCATCACTGAGGCTCGGAGGAAAAATGCGGTGTCTCAGGTTTCTCACCTTTGGCACAATACAATCATATGACGGAAAAGCGTGTTTTTTGTTGCATCATTGTTGCACGGATGTTGCAACTAGTTTCACTAGCGGACATATTTCAGCAAAAGCATAGAGAGCTTCTTGTGTTTGTCGCCAAAGGGTCGTTCGGTCAACATGCAAGTGAGCGGCTAACTGAAGGCTGGATTTACGTGTCGTCTTTGGAGTCAGATAGCTCTCAACTAAGATGATGCGGTAGTCTTCATTCTCTATAGATTCAATAGCACCTTCACAGCACGCTATATAGTACAGCTCGTCAGCGTGCGATACGAGCTTGTCCTCGGCTTTGTTGCCATAGCTAGGTGACTTGGGCATGCCGTCCATCACGGGGCTTCTGAGCGCTATTTTGGTGCGTTGAGCGAGCCGCTTGTGATGCCAGTAGTTTCCCAAGACCTCTTTGGCGTTTTCAATTGTTTTGTCATGATCAATTGGGCTAAAATATCTCGTTGCTCGCACCACTGCGTCCACTCCTTATGGTATAATTAAATTTGTAAAAGTTTGGGGAAACGGCGTGCCGTAATGGTGCGCTTTTGTTTTTTGTGATATACTTGCTGTTCAAATAATTCGATTTGATAGACTGAGTCGTCCTGTTAATCCGGGGCGACTTTTGCTATACTACCTTTGGAGATGCTTTCTTATGCGTGTTAACCTTATAAGTTGGGGAACAATATGATTCAAGCATCTCCCGCGCGTTGCTTATGTGACGCGCTTTTTGGTATACTGTATACGGAGGCCAAATCCTAATCTTTTATTTAATTCACTCTCAATCGTACGTCTGGCCTCCGGCGCGTCCTTCATCAGACGCGCTTTTTTATTTGCCTTCAGGAGGCCGGATGAGTTCCCACGAATCAAGCCCAGCTCCATCTGCAATTTTATCCAAGGTGTTTAGTGAAATGCTTCCTCGTCCAGATATTGCGTATTCAAGCGTGTTTATTGGTATGCCAATCTCTTTTGCATATTCAGACTGTGTCTTGCCAAGCTCATATATATTGTCCCTAATATTTTTGGCCAATGCTTGTTTGCTATCCAAATTATTCGCCTCCGTCCTCATTTTCGGTGTACCAGTCGTCACTGCTTAATAGCCAATAGCTTAGTTCTATGGCTTGCTTGTAGATTGGGTCGACACGCGCAGTCATCGCGTCAGTCGTTCATTTAGACCAAGCAATGTCATGCAATAGCTTAGTCGCAAGCTCGGCCTTGGCACACAACTCGCCTTGAAGATAAGCGTCAACGTCCTTACTTTTACTCATGCTTTCCCTCCCTGATTGCATCCGAAATGTCCCAAAGTGCAAACAAGACTGCTAGCAGTGTCAAGCCAGTAAATGTTTTGTAAGCTCCAAAATTCATATATTTTGCAGGTAAAAATGAAGACGTCAGAGATAATGTGAAACCAATCCATGACATGAAACGGTAAGGCCCATATTTCATTGCTTTCCCTCCAGTAGCTGTTTGTCCTCAAAGATGTTGCCGATGACCTCACACGTCTCAACGCCACTTTCAAAAATGGTTGCGAGTGCATTTGACTCATAGCACCATGCTGCTGGTATGCCTGCCAAATCAAATGCTGGATAGCCCTCATCACCAAACCATTTTACTGTTGCTACATAAGATTCCCCGTCTTCTGATGTGACTTTCAGAATATCGCCTTCGTAGACTTCACGGCCGTTCTTGTCGTGCAGGCCGGTGTATTGCATAAGATCATAGCTATCCGCAAGTTGTAATTCTGCATCATACGCATCCTCGATAAGGCTCCAGCATCCGCTTGGGCCAAAGTTTGTAGCGGCAACATCAACCATCACTTTGTCTTTTTTGTTCCACGCTCTGAACTTAATCTCTCGTTTCATTTCTCCGCCTCCGCTTTCACGATTTCGCCGGTTTCCTCAACGATCCATGCTTCCAGCAGCCACGCACGGGCAAAGGTGTCAATGTTATGAGTTACCCATACCAAAACCCCAGTAGGTTCTGTGCGGGTAATTCCTAGGTCACGTACCATTCCGAATACATCAACAAGATCACGATGAAATTTATGCAAGTTTTTGATGTATTCACTAATTGATTTAGGGATCACCGGCAGATCATCTGGCAAGGCTGCATCATACCTATTCAAGTAATATCGAACCGTTGAGCTGTCCCAAATCGTGTCTGTGTCTTTTGCCAATAAAATTGCTTCTACAACGTCCCGCTTCGTCTCTGTCATAATTTCCTCCCGCAAATTGGGCAATAGCTGATTTCCTTATCCAAAACAACTGAAACTTCTCTGAACCGGTTCATTTGCGTGACACACAACTTTGGGTGCTGGTTTTCTGGCGATTTGATTCGTGCCTTTACCCGTCTATACAGCTTCGTTTTGCGAACGAAGTCGAAATATTCTGTCTTGTCTGACATGGCTTTACCGTAATGTGCATACTTTGATTGTGGGTCAATCTCATGGCAATATGGGCAGTTCTTCTGCTTGTCAGTTTCATCTGGCAAGGCATTGTCATAGTCTTTCAGATAGGCTTGTTTGTCTTCGTTAGTAAGCTCATCGCCAATTCCTTCACCGTCCAAGGCAATGTATGCATCTGCTAGTTCTTCGACTAAGTCATTGAACACGTCCCACTTCGTCTCTGTCATAATTTTCTCCTACAAATTGGGCAATAGTTAATTGCCATATCCAAAACGACTGATACTTCTCCGAATCGGTTCATTTGCGTGACACACAGCTTCGGGTGCTTGTTTTCTGGAGATTTTATTCGCGCTTTCACCCGTCTGCACAGTTTCGTTTTGCGGACGTCGAAATATTCTGTCTTGTCTGAAATGGCCTTGCCATAGTGTGCATGTTTTGATTGTGGGTCGGTTTCATGACAATATGGGCAGTTTTTCTGCTGCTCGGTTTCTTCTGGCAAGACGTTGACGTCCCGCTTAGTTTCATTGCTCATCGTCACTCGCCTCCCTGTTAGCGGCACTCGCTGTAATTCGTTCAATGTCGGCTTTTGTTACACCAACGCCAAAGCATTTTGCTGTTTGAAAGTTATTTTCATTTTTGATAACCGGCTGTTTGAAATAAGCAACCTTTTCGGTATTTGAGATATACGATACCGCCGATAGATTGAGCAACTTTCCGCTTTCTAGCTTAATCATTTTCATCGTCAGTCACCTCCAACTGTTCCTTGTTGTAATCGATGATACGTTTATAGTTGTTGTTCGCCTGCCAGGCGCAATCATACAGACCACACAGATCAAGTTTGTTGATTGCATTGTTAGCGGCATCGATGGCCTTTTGCGCAGCGTCTATGTCAGCTTTAGTCGTCATCGTCATTCACCTCCAAGGGCTTAATTGCCTTTACCCAGTCAGGCGCCGTGTCGATGTCCGACTGGGTGACGGTGTATCCGTGTTTTACGGCATCGTCAGTGCCTAAAGCAATTCCGTCAGGCCGCCAGTTTCCAGTTACTTTGACTGCGTAATATTGAGCGTTTCCGTGCATCTGATAGTTGTGGTAGTCAGTTCCGGACATTGGCAGCACGTACCGCTTAGGTTTCTCGACCGTCCAACCGTTGACGTAAGCATTCATAAGCAGGATTTCCTCGCCATTATTAGTACAGGCAGAAATATAGGTTGCTGGGATGTCACTTACACGCGCTTTTTCAACGATTTTGGCTTGTTTCTCACTTAGCACTACCTTTTCAGGCTCATCAACGAACGTGACAACGTGGCCACCAGAGTTTATTGCCACTTCGGTTGCTAAATCTTTATCGAGCGTTACTGGCACATCAACATTCGAGAAACTAAAAAATCCGTTTGTTTCACCAAAGTCCCAGTATTTTCCTTCATCGTTCTTTACCGCGTACAGTTTTTCTTCGCTCATTTTTCGTCCTCCTCTTTCTTGTCCCGATATGCCTTTAGTCGAGCGGCCGCTTTTGCTCTTGTTTCCTCCGACATAACTGTGTGTTTTCTGATCGACACGCTTCCGTTGATAGTTCCTTCCAAAACTGTAATGTCTCCGTTTTCGCTTGTCTCCGTGTGCGTTTCAGAGACTAAATCACGCCATTTACGATTGTGCTTTGGAATGTCTGAATAGTAGTGCCACTGATCAAGCTCCCGATCATAACTAAGAATCGTTTCTTGCTCACTCCTTGGCGTTTTCATTTTTCGTCCTCTACTTTCTTGATAATCAGTGGTTCCGGCATATCGACTTTAATGTCATCACCACGGGTGTTGCGTGCCTTCTTGTGCTTAGCCATGTTCTCGTTTATCCAGCGGATACACTGAGATTGATACTTGGCTCGGTAATACTCGGTTCCTGTGTTTAAGCCTGCTACTACGTACATTTGTGTGCCTCATTTCACTCTTTATCGCGATGATACTTTTCCAAAATTGGCTTGAAATACTTTTCTTCAGCCTCGCGTCGTGCCCTAATGGCGTCTTCTTTCTTGGCAAATCTTGAATATAGAACGCGAACTCCCTTAAGCCATAACGTTGCGACCCACTTTTTTCTTGATTTGTCCCATTGAACGCCCGTGACACCACTTATATTTGATTTGTGAGGTCCTTGTGTCAGCGACACCAAACTCGTATGCTCCTTAAAATCGTGAATTTGATTCCACTTATGAGCTTTCTTTAAGTTTTTACGATAAGACTCAGCTAAAAGACAACCGCAAGACTTGACGTTCCCGTTTTTGAGATGGCCTGCTTTAACAAAGGCTGTGTTTCCACAGTCACATTTGCACTCCCAAACTCTGCTACGGTTCTTGGTGTATCCCGCGTCTTTGATTGCAACTAATCGGCCAAATCTCTGACCAGTTAGATCAATTCTTTTCCTCGTCAACTCAATCACACCTCCTCAATCGATCTCTTCTACTTCAATCTCAATACGTGGATGGTCGCTGTACCATTTGCCAACATGGATTTCGACTATTTGGTTGTCGTCTTCCCATAAAATGCCGGTAAGTGCATCTGATACAGACTTGTAGTAGTTGTCTACATCCGGCTTAACTGTTGGCCTAACTTTGCCGTCTTTTTTTCGCCTTATTAAGGCTTTGCTGCCAGACTTTTGGAGTGGACGGTATATTTCCATTGCCACCCTTATTGGGCCGCTTAGAGGCTCAATATTTAGCTCTGACGCCACGTTCTTAACGTGCTGCTTGTAGTTTCTTGATTTAGTCGGATCGTAAGCACGACCCATTCGCGTGAACCTCGGCCGTCCTTGTGGCACTGGGTTGCCAGGTATCGTTAGCCTTATCACGCTGGCTTCACGTCCTTATGCTCAATCATGCTTTTGCCTCCTCAAAATTTTTGTTCTGGTAAACTCACGTTTAGATTTTGCAAGTATCCTCGCCAAATATCATATGTGTTTTGGCAGTAAGCTCGCGTTACTGGATCAGTTTCTTTTGTTGGTAAATACGCACTAGTTTCACCATAATATTCTGATTCAGCCGTCTCTAACGCATCGACTAATGTCACGTACGCCCATTTGTGCCAAAACTTCTTCATACCAGTATCGGCTTGTTGCGCCTTTTTTAGATATTCCGTGGCTTCATCAAGCTGCAGAATAACGAACAGCGAGTATTGATAATGCCCCTCCTGCATGTATGCATTGAACTCTTTAAGTGTCATAGTTGGATAAGCCATATCAATACGCCACCTTGAACTGCAGTTTTGGTGCGAAGAAATTAAAATCAATGCTGCCAAGTGCTCCTTCACGATTTTTGGCAATTGTTAAAGTCACCGTGCGAACATCTGATTGAGCGTTTGAACGGTCGCTATTCCATAAAAAGCCAACCGCGTTGCTGTCCTGTTCAATTGAGCCTGATTCACGTAAGTCTGATAGCACTGGCTGCTTGTCTTGCCGGTTTTCAATTGCGCGTGACAACTGACTAAGCAGGACAATTGGAATGCTAAGTTCATTGGTCAACACTTTGAATTGCCGCGTGATTTCCTCAATCTGCAAGCGACGATCCGGCTGACCGCGAACACCAATCAGCCCAAGATAATCAACAATCGCAAGGTATCCTTTATCTGCATCAGCGGCTCGCTGCCGCATTGTTTTGACGATCTGCGGTAATTCCACCTGCTTGTCGTAAAGCTGCAAGTGATAGTCTTTAAGGACGTTTCCCGCCTTTTCAACCTCAACCTTCTCAGCATCGCTTAGACTTTTCTGTGGGTTGATGAATTTACCAGCACTGATGCCAGTCTTGCAGGCCAACAAGCGGTTGTAGTTTTCTGCATTTGACATTTCAAGCGAAAACATATCAACTGTCAATTCCGGTTGCTGTTTCAAAGCCTCAATGATGAGATTGATCGCGAATGCTGATTTACCGACACCAGGGCGCGCACCAATCGTCAACAAACGTCCCGGCATCAAACCGCCACCAAGAATATTGTTAAGAGTGAAGTACGTTTTAATCCCATTGTCAGTAGCACCGTGTAACATTTTGTCCTCCATGGCCGCTGCCAAATCTGCAATGCTACTTTCAGTGACTGTCTGGCTTGCTGCAGTCGCATTCTGTGAAGCCTCCATCATTGCAGTAAGATTGTCCTCGCTTGGTTCTTCCGAGTACGCTTGTGCTGCTTTAATGAGCTGACTACGGAAATAGTCCCGCTTCAGCTTGCCTACCCACCAGTCAAAACGTGAGGTGCCAAAATCACTGGTCAAGATGTACTGCCAATCTGCTGCTGACATCACGCCTGGATGAGCTGTTGCAAAACCATCCTGCAATTCCAGCGTATCTACGTCACCTGGCAACTTGTTCATGTAGGCAACTACTGCAGCGTATTGCTGGCTGTTAAACCATTTAGGATCAATCCATTCAGACTTGATGAGTTCCGGCTTCGTATATAGTCCATACATGACATGTGGTTCAGGATTGCTAGGGTCATAAAGCTTTTTCGTCAAGCGTTTTGCCTCCGTTCATCGTATTCAGCAATGTAACGTTTAGCATCTTCTGGATTGATCGGAATACCCTGCGCTTTGATTTCTTCAAGCACTCGGTCAAGGCTGTTGTAGTCGATATACATTGCAATAGCAGTTTTCTTGGGATCAAACTTCGGCTTTCGAGCTTCCTGCTCATCTCGTTCTTCCTTTACGACCTCAAGGTAATCGTTCCATGCCTCTTGGTTGAAGAAAGTACTACCGTCTTTGACAAACCGCTTCTCTGTGCCTTTGCTATTGATTAGCTGTCGATAAGCCACAATGCCATCCTGAATTTGTCTGTTGGTAGCAGGGTTCTTCTTTCTACTCATTACCCGTTTGTAAGCAGCTAACGCCGGCTTCTTGCCGATCTTCTTTGGATACAGTTTCCATAGCTTTTCAAAGTCACTCTCTAACGTGCTGGATGCACGTATGTTTTTATTAATACTTGTATTATTCTCTTGCCAGTTTTCTGGGTGGGGGTCACCCAGTTTTCTGGGTGGGGTGGTGCAGTTTTCTGGGTGGGGGTTTAAACTAATAAATCTCTGTTCAACCTCCTTACTTCCGCTTTTATATTTAATGACTCTGCTGATATACGACTTATCTTCGAGAGACTTTAGCCAGCTTTGAATTGTGCTATTGCTAACCGAATAGAGTTTTGCAAAATAGTCATTTGATGCCCAGCAGTAACCGCTCTTACTGCTGAGTGCCGTGATCTCGCTGTACAGAAGCTTTGCTCCTTGTGGTAGCTGTTTGTCATAGCGCACACCTGCTGGAATGATGGCATAGTAACTAGGGCTTTCATTCATGATCGACACCGCCTTCCTAGAATGGAAGATCATCATCACTGATATCGATTGGCTGACCGTTGTTGGCAAATGGATCGGCTGCATTGGTTTGGTTTGCTTGTGCTTGTGTACCGAAAGACGGATTAGAATTTGAAACAGATGCAGCTTTGCTATCTTTCCAGCGGTGCTGAATCTGCGGGAAATCCGTTGGCTCCCACTTCTTGATATGCGGATAGGTTTTACCGTTGTATTCTTCGTTTTTGACGGTAACTTTAACAGCATGGCCCGTGAAATCTGCAAGCATCGCCGCAAGATCAGCCCACTTCTTATGGTCTGGAATGCCAGCATTTTTGCCAATCATGAATAGGTATCCCATTGCATACTCTCCGGTGTCTTTCTTTGGATATTGGTTGTCGAAGATATGCTTGTTCTGATATTTCTGTGGAACGTCATTGCGTACAATTAGATCAAACTTGATAAACTCACGATCTTTGTAGTTGTCAAATCCAAAGCGGTTAATAACGCATTCATATACACCATCTTGAATGTCGCCATTTCCTTCTGCTGCTTGTGAGTAGTCCATTGTGATAGCCATGTTTTAGTCCTCCTGTTTGACTGATTTTTCCTGATTTCCAAATTTGAATAGCTCGTTAATTGGCACCAACTTTCGATTGTCTAATCTGTTTTTAGCAAAGATTGCATCGGTTCCCTCAAGAATGACGCCACGGCCATCAGTCTTGGGATTAACTACTACGCGTCCTACAACGTCCGTCAGTCCTAATAGTCCGTCACGTACGCTGTCACGAATTGCTGGTGCATACTGGCTGAATGATTGCCCAGTTTCGCTCGTAACATCTCGTGTGTTTTCCCAAGCAGTTACTAGCACGTTTACTGGTGCGTCCATGAAGATCATGGTCATGATGCGGGCAAAGTAATTTGTCCACCTTGAGTAATCCTGAAGCTCATTGCCAATACCGTTTTTACTGTGCCTACCCATCTCAACAAACCAGTCTTTTTCGAACGCTGAAACGTTGTCGATCACCAGATTGTCATATCCGGAAACACGTTCAGCCAGATTTTTCAGAAATTCTTTCCATTCTTCGCTTGGCTTACTTCGGTCAAATGGTTGCACATCGATGTTCGGTGCACCAGATAGCACTTTTGAACTGTCATCCAGATCTAGCACGAGTGTTTTGCCATTAAGATTGCGGATAGCTGACGTCTTACCGACACCAGGCTTTCCATAAATCAAAACTCGCCAGTTATTTGTTCGATCAATTGAAGATGCATGTTTAATTGGCTGCATCTACCGCACCCCCAGTCCAATGTTCTCAACCAGTCGCGCGTTTGGTACCTCGCGGCCAGCTTGTAACGCTTTCTTCAAGTCAGCTTTGTTTACCATCAACGTGGTCTTAATGAACTCTGGTGGCAACTTATTCGGGTCTTCTGGTGCTTCCACGCTCACTGTTCTGCGAGTGTAAATACTGAACAGTGGTGTATGAATGTGTTCACGACCAGTTTCAACCATCGCTTGCGCCAATCGTGATTTGATTGTCGCAGCGTTTTTCTTGGCACTTGTCTTTCGTTCTTGCAAACGCCTGATTTCAGCATCGATTTCTTTGACGTCTGCTTCGATTGATTTATAGACTTTGACATAGCCAACCGCCTTATCATCAAAGTCGCCATCAACCATTTCCATCGTGTCAGCAATAGCTTTTGGATCAGCCTTGCCACTTTCTGCCAGTCGTTGCAAACTGGTCAATTTGTCTGTTAAGTCGTATAATACTGACATATAATATTTTCCTTTCTATCAGTCGTTGGTGTGCATACCAGCGGCTTTTTTAATAGCTTGTTTGATAATGAATAGGATCGCATGTGCGCCATCTTCTTGACCCATCGCATACGTTTGGTGGAAATCAGTATTGTCGGGGCCATAATCATAAGCAACCTTGTGATATGCTGCGATCTGGCGGTTCGCTGCGGCTAGAATTCGTTCGTATACCTCATTAGTCATCACGTCATCCCCTTAGTTTCGCTAGTCGTGCACGTAGCTTCTCGTTCTCGGCAAGCAGCATCTTTGCAATTGGTGTGTGGTTGCCGCGCATAATGTCTAACGTCAATTTGTTATGTTCGTTCAGTAAATCACCAATGGTACGTTCTGCTTCATTCAATCCACTGCCTCCAATTTCCGCTGTGGCCTAAGCAGTGACCCACGATCACGCCGAAGGCACCACCAATTAGTAAATATTCAATCATTATTTGCCCTTCTCTCTAAGCGACCTTGAAATCTCTGGGAACCATTTGTCGATGAATGTTCTCCACGGGCCGGCGTGAAACATATATCCCTTTTGACCAGGTGGTGGGTAATGGACGATCCTGTCCTCTAACACTTTTCGAAAGCGAGGTACATCGAGAATATTGTTAACGACCCATGTGTTGTTATGTCCTTTGATTAGACTAGCGGCCGTTGTTAGGTCCCAATATTCCATTCCTTCAAGCTGACGTTTTAGTTCTTGGTTCTCCTTGATCAGCTTTGCTTGCTCTTCTGCATCAACTGCCAAATATTTTTTGCTTGAAATCTGCTTATTTTCGACAATTTGTAACAGTTCCATGGCATTTCCTCCTTTCTTTCGACCTCCCCTTGGCAGATAATCAGGTTATCTAGTGATGGAAGGAGGTGATTGATATGAAAAACGCAACTTTGCTTTTTGCTGATGGCTCCCGCCTTGAACTTCATGAAGGTGAAAAACTTAGCGGTGTTTCGTTTTCTGAAAATGCAACTCATCCACGGAACAAAGATCAAGAGTATGAAAAACTGATTTACCCTGAACTTGCTTTAGAGGGCGTTGTTCTGAAGCTCTGGTCTCATCCAGAAGTCGGACTAGCTGAATCTGTTTTTGAAGTTCTTCACAACTATGAGTGGTTTAGGCCATATCACGAAAGTGGTCATTACTATCATTCAAGCGCCGTTATATCTGCTACCTTCAGTTAGCTATGCGTTGGCTTAACGCAACTTTGATGATTCGATCAATCGCTTGTTGGAAAACTTGATCATCATCTGAAAATCCATTTAGGTATCTATGGTCTCTACGTTGCTTTTCTAGATCAGAAATTGCGTCGTCATAGGTACCTTTTTTGTGTTGCTCGATTAACTTTTCACAGTAAGATGCCAACTTTTCTGCCTTTAAAATCTTTAAGTTCAGGCACACTTGAGATAAGCTTTGCTTTTCTTGTTCAGCTTTCATTTAGACAGCCTCCTTTTGTAGAAACTTGTTGATAAAATACTGCTGGCCTTTGCCGGTCACCTTGGTCGTCTTGGTGATTCGCACGCTGCCATCTGGGTTCTGGAATGTGCGTTCCTTGATGTCGAACAGTTCCAAGTCCATCGCGCGTTGCGTCGGCATGTTTCGCCGGTCACCCTTACTAATCAGATAGCCGTGATCTCGCAGCCAAGCGAACAGCCTATTCTGGCCAATATCCACACCGTTCTGGCGGATGAGCTTGGCTAAGTCACCGATGAGAATGCTCGTATGGCTGGTGGCTACTGCGTCTGCAAACAACGCTTTAGGCGCTTGAATCGCGATGGTTTGTTTCTGTTGCTCAATCTTTTCAGCTTGATTAGCTGCCAGCTTCAACGCTTCGGCATAACTGCCCGGGATTGCATAACCCGTTCTGATCTGTGTTTCCATACTGTTAAAGGCTTGGATGTACTGAATCTTGAACTGAAGCGCACGCTTCCCAGTGAAGCCCACAGCCAGCAATGTGAATCCGTCACGATTCATGTAATACATTGGATTCGTTTTCCCATTAGAAGCGGTGTAACTACCATCAATAAAGTACTTTTTTAGTACAGCGTAATTTTCCGCGCTACTCATCAAATCACGAATTGCTGCTAGTACATCTCTGTGGTTCTTTCCAAATGATTCAGCGACCTTAAGACTGGTGGTGACTGCCTGACGGTCGTGCATAATTATTAATTCATTCAATGTGTTCCCTTCTTTCTTTTGGCCTCATTCACTAACGATGGCCATTTCACGTGCTTGGACTGAGGTACCGATTTGGTACTTCAGGGGGGTCGTGATTCGCGACTCCCTATTTGAATTGCTGTTATACGTTGCTTCTGGGGGTCATCAATTTGATGACCCCTTTTGGCGGCCAATTTTTCGGCTGCGAGATTGGCCTAGCATGATAAGCCCCCTAAGTTAAACTTAGTCACCTCATCGCCGTCTAATGATTTCAACGCTACCGTTGTGTTTGTTAGTTTCAGCGCATTCGTAACATCCGGTGCTGAAAACCAGATAATGCCGTTTGAGCTGACAGTCCGAATTTGGTTATCCTCGAACTGAAATAGTTGTAGTTCGTTCATACCGTCTCCCCCTTTGTAAGCAAATATTTTTTGCCAACTACAAATGTTTCGTAGTCTTTGGGCAAAAAAATAATCGAATCAAATGGTAGTTTAACTAGCTTTGCAAACTCAAAAGCTTTATCTGTTCGCAAAACTTTTCGATATTTCTCATAGTCAGCATAGGTTTTGGTGCTCATTCCCAGCGCTTCCGCTACTTCTTTCTGTGAAAAATGCAAGTTGTTTCGTGCTCCTTCAAGCGTAAAAGCTGGTTCAATTCCTGTCATTTTCGTTCCTCCTTTCAACAAAACTAAATATACTACGAATGGTTAGTAGTTGCAATAGCTTTTTGCAAATAAATTGTATTTAGGTATGTACTTTTCTACGCAACAGGTGTACATTATAGCCAGCATAAATAGGAAATGAGGAAACGAAATGAATACTGGAGACACCATAAAAAAGCTAAGAAAAACCCGCGGGATGACGCAATCTGATTTGGCTAACAGATTGGGAGTTGCTCCGACCACTGTGTCTTCTTGGGAACGTGGAGCTGCTTATCCATTAATGACTACTGCTAAATCCATAGCAGATATCTTCGGTGTTCCTGTTTCTGTGATTGCTGGAGAAAAAGAGATCTCAAATATTGCTCCATCTATGCCTGTACACTCCTACAAATACTTAGATGCAGGGGTTTCATGTGGTGCCCCTGAATTGGTTGAAGCTTATACGAAAGACAACTTGGAAGAAATCCAATTATCAGATGCCATAATGGGACGCTACGCTGGTGATGATGACATTCTTATCATACATGCCAACGGCGAATCAATGAACAGAGTTTTCCCTGATGGTGCGCTTCTCGCAGTAAAGCGGACAGATGATCTAAGCAATGGAGACATTGTCGTCTTCTCAATTGACAATGAAGATTTTTCTTGCAAACGTTACTATAAAAACGATGAAGCTAAAGTAGTCTCTTTTCAGCCTGACAGTGATGATCCTCGTTTTGAACCATACGTTTATCGTTATGAAGATGCAGACAATGTCGCTATATTTGGTAAGGTTGTCGTATACACAGTCGTTTTATAAAAAATAATCTTACGTCCAAACCCTGATCGACGTTAAAAGCTGAATTTTTTGGAGAGGAATAATGAAACTACTTATCTTAATTGCCTTTTTGGGATCGCTCCTATTGGCTGCAATATTTGGCACATTGTCTATAGTCCAACGAAAGGATTCGAGAAAACTAAAACGGAACCTTATTATTACCGCGTTGTCGGCAATAGCATTTATTGCAATCTTTTTTTGGATTGGCACCTATTCGGGAGAAAGCAACAGGTCAGCTGCATCTAGTTCGTCTTCGAAAGCTGAATCGTCAAAGGTCGAGTCGTCACAAGATGATGATGACAGTTACGAAGACACTGATAGCGATGACTCTGATGATGAAGAATCATCAAGCACAGAAACATTCAACGCAGCTGACTACAACACTGGGATCACTTATGAACAATTGGCACGGACTCCAGACGACTACAAGGGCAAGAACATCACTTTAACGGGCAAAGTTATTCAAGTCGTTGAGGGTGACGATGAAACTGATTTGCGTGTTGCAGTTGATGGTAATTATGACAATGTAATTATGGTCGGTTATGATCCAGATATTATGAACGGATCTCGCATTCTAGAAAATGACAAGATCACCTTCTATGCTGAAAGCTTGGGTACCACCACTTACAAATCAACCATGGGTGGCAAAATCACAGTTCCATTGGCTTTGGCCAAGAAGATTGATGACGCCGGAACTGCTCCCGACGACTATGGTGATTAGTCCCTTCCCCCACGCAAGCGGCGTCTCCGTGCAAGCCGGAGAGTGGGGCTTGAACCACATACCAAATTAGCAAAGTTATCTTTAGAACTGATACAGAGATAAAACGATCCTCTTCTATACGGGCATTCATCAAGGGATATAGGATTACTACGGCAACGGGTAAAAGCAAAACAGAGTATAATAGTCAGTACTGAACTAGGCTGCTGACTTTGACCGTTCAGTGATGACTTTATAGTTAATTTGATATGTTTTGCCGGCTCTGTGGGTAATGACGGAAATTGGTATAGAAAAAATACCCAAAAGAAGCATGAGGTTAGCCAACACAATAGCTGAATCAACTTCGACCACCAGAGATTCAGCGGTTCTTGTGTTCACTAAATCAAGCCCAAGCGAGCCTTTCAAGAAGGCAAACTTGCGTTCAATCGCACCGCGTCTGTTCTCCGCATCAGTATCCAGCTTGCGCTGATTGGCATCTACATGCTTCGGCCGGCGGCCCAGCTTAGGCCCACTCAGTTTGATGCCCAGCTCCTTGCACAATGCAATATTCGCTCGGGTTCGGTACAGGGTGTCAGCTAGTACCTCATCGGGATACTGCCCCAGTGTATCCCAACAATGATCGAGGGTTGCGGCCAGGTCAGTGCTTTCGTTAAAGCTCTCGAAGTCAAAACGCTCAACGTCAATGACCCCGTCTAAAATTGAACAGTCAATCTTGGCCCCGAACTCAACGCGTGCCTTAGCTTTACCGCGAACAATCGGGTGAATATACGGCTGACTGAGGCTGACAATCCGGTCAGGAACACTATGAGTCTTGTTGTCGTACATGTATCTTTGTTGCTCGTAGACCTTACGGACAACTGCGAGCCGGTTGATTTGCCATTCTGTCAGATGTGCTTCTCCGCCTTGGCTCAACAGTTCATCCACGTAGCGCAGGTCTCGCCGAATGTACTGCAGCTGGGCTTTAATCTGCTTGCGCCGGGCCTTGGCCTGACGGCCAGGGTGGCGTGAATATTCAGTCCATGTTGCCTTAGCCAAGCGCTTATAAGTCCGCGGGATTGCAACTTGTAGCCCTTGCGCCATCTTAAGCACCATCTCCTCAAGGTTCAGCCGAGCTTTGTTTAGTAAGGAGGCATCTTGAGGAAACTGAATCTTGATCGGCACGGCGGTGGCATCAGTAATCAGCACGTGAGCTCCGGGCACAATCGCTTCTAGCTTCTCACGGACTTCATCAGTGATGATGTTGCGAATCAAGTCGGAGATCTTAGAGGCTCGACGGCGGAAGTAGGTCAAAGTTGAGGCATTGAAAGGAATCTTGGCCTCGTAACGTGTTCTTCCCATGAAGTACTGAAACGCTGGCGTGTCGCGAATGGCCTCCACCAGCTTCGCGTCTGATAAATGTGTCCGCTGTTTGATCAGCTCGGCACCGTACAACTCGCGAAATGGTTTTGCAGCACGTCCGGCACTCTTATTAAAGACAGATTGGTATGCTTCATCCAGCTTCTGCCATGGAATGAGCGAGGCTAACTTCACCCACTCGTTATCAGGACTGAGTGATGTGCCCAGGCCGCAATCAAACGATTCGAAAGATAGTTGAACGTCAGTATGCCGATAAACCATGGATAAATCCTCCGTTACGAGATGACAAGTGCAAGGGAAACTGCCAAAAACAGGAAATTCCTCTGCATTCATTATACGACAGTAACGGAACGGTTCCCATGAAAACAAGGCACTTACAAATATTCAGTATCCACTATAATAAAACCAAGGAGGCGGATAACATGACAAATGAAAATACCGTGACTCAAGATCAATTAAAGTTTGCAGAGCAAGACGCTAATCACAAGCTTGATATTATCAACATAAAGATTGACGCACTAACAAAATCGGTTAATGCAATTTCAATCAAAGCTGACGGACTCGATGAACTAAAAACTACTACTGCTGTTTTATCTGAAAAAGAGTCGACAACACGGGCTTTGGCATGGGCCATTGTTGTTGCCATTGTTGGAGGCCTCATTAAGCTGATTCTTTTTTAGTCAAGGCAAGGTTCATTTCAGGCTCACAGCAACGTGGGCTTTTGTTTTCTCTAACTTATTTTTTCACAACTCATTCTCCTTATAGGAGGTATCATCTATGAAAACAATTACAGTAATCTCTTATAAGTTTGGCGAAAAAAGCTGGAAAAACTTCGAAGGAGAACCTATCAAAAAATATGAGCACTCAGTTCTCCTAGACATTTCAAACACCGAAGTCTTCAGTGATAAAGAAAAAGCAGAACTAAATTACAAGATCGTTGTCCCCTTTTCTAGAATTAGAGAGAAACGATTAATCAAAGATATTCCACTCAGTAACGTAAACGAGGCGCTTAACAAGAAAAAAGCAAGTAGGAGAAAGTAACGACAAAAAGCGCCTACCCAAGCGAATGGGTAGACGCCTAACAGAACGTGACTGCATGGTTAGGTGCAATAGCACCCGTCTGTATTGTAGCACAAGGAGGTGTAAATGTGGCCAGTATTAGTAAACGTGGCAAAAAATGGCAATATCGTGTCTCTTACAAGGATAATGATGGAACACGCAAGTATGTCAACAAAGGCGGCTTCCCCTCAAAAAAAGCTGCTGATATAGCGGCAACCGAAGTCGAACGTCAGCATAATCGCGGTGCAAATTTGGATCTTAACAAGATAACGTTAATCGACTACTGGGACAAATGGATTGAGCTGTACAAATCTGGTAAGCATTCTCGTATCACCGAAGCCCGGTATAAAACAATTCGTAAACAGTTATTAGCCTACTGGGGCGAAAGCCGTGAACTAAAATCAATTTCAAAATCAGACTGGCAGGCATTTATCAATGAGTTTGGCAAAAAAAGGGCTAAAGATACAGTCAGCAAATTGAATGGCTATGTTCGCTCAATGGCTGATTCTGCCGTAGATGACCAAATAATATATACTAACTTCACTCATAACGTTGTCCTCACTGGTAATGAAGGCCAAGCAGGAATCATCAAATATTTGCAAGTAAAGGATTTGCGCAAGCTCGTCAATTACTGCCTAGAATTTGCAGACTACAAGCATATTGCTTACTACATCATCGCAACCGGGGCACTGACCGGAGCTAGGTATTCTGAAGTTCTTGGGCTCACGTGGGATCATGTTGATCTTAAAAAGCGCGTTGTACACATTACCAGAACGTGGGATCACAGATATGGCAGCGGCTTTGCTGCTACTAAGAATAAATCAAGTGTACGTGACATCGACATCACGAGAGAACTTGCAGACTTGCTTTTACGTCTCAAGAAAGAACAGCAAGAGATCTACCTTGCTCAGGGATATCGTGATAGCAAACAACTATTATTTCGCAGCATACGGCATAACATGCTATCGAGCACGGCAATTAATAAGGATCTAAGGACGATCGAGAAGGCTCTAGACATTTCCCCCGCGATTACTTTCCACGGGCTTAGACACACTCACGTTTCCTATTTGATTGCCAATCACGTTGACATTAACTATATTTCAAAAAGACTTGGGCATGCCAATACAATGATCACTCAAAAAGTCTACGCTCATCTTCTTGAAGATCAAAGAAAAGAGCAGGTATCCCAGACGCTACAAGCACTTTCGAGACTTTAG